GCTTGGTGTTCTCGAGGCCCAGACGGTCTTCATTGTGTGACAAGAGCGCCGCCACGTTCGGAGGAGGTGCCGAGTAGTCGAACGCATGCTTGTCCATGGTGGTAACGTTACCGCCGTCGTTCAGGTCACGAAGGATCTCCGGGAAGTTTGCTGGTCCTCCCTTGAACTCCACAACCTTATGGCCAGAGCCCTCCTTCTTGAACTCCTGATTGAACGCGTCGATGTTCGTGAACTCCACGACACGTCGCACCTGTTCAGGAGACAAGCTGGCGCTCTTGACTGTTTCTACGACAGCTTCAGTCAGCGTGTTGTACCTACCACGGCAGAACTGAGTAGCCGCTTCCTTGCCCATAACCTCGAGATCTTCGCCGGTCTTGGGGCGCGCGTTGCTTTGCTGAAGCGCTATGACAGAAGGGAGATCGTTCATGGGTCCTCCGCTCTAAAAATACCACACATCGCTGGCATATAGCGAACTACCCCGAGTTTCAGTACAACAGGCCATGGACTGCATCACGTCTGAAGAAGCCGCTGAGATCCTTGGCATCAGTAAGCGCCAACTCCACCGCTTGACGCGAGAGGGGCACCTCAAGGCCCGCCTGAAGGGCAAAGCCTACGTGTACGACCCGAACGGTGTGTACGCCCTGAAGGATATCAGAGAATCCGGGATGACTTTGATTGAGGCAGTGGCCAGGGCAACCAGAGCAGAACTGACAGCGAACAGACTCGAGCGGCAGTTCAACCAGCTGTGCTCAATCCTCGGCGTCAATGTGTTGTCGGCAGACACCACTCCAGAAGCCGTAGTAGCCCTACACAGACGAGTTCAAGACGCCCTTTCGTGCGCTGCCGAACCATCTCTGGGCGACGTGATGTTCTGGGCCAAGACCTTCTTGTCCATCAGCGAAGAGTACCTGCACGTAGTGTCCAAGCAGTTCCTCACCGACAAACCTTGGAGCTGCTACGTGGAGCTGTCGAACAAGTTGATTCAACTCACACAGTGGAAGCTCGTAAAGCAGGACCCCGAGCTCAACATCGCCTACAAACTACTGGACCTTGGGCGACGTGGCTTCAGACAAGCGCTCTTCTCGTACGCGCTATCTACGTCCAACAGGAGACTCGCCTACAAGCTTGTGCCAGAGGCACTGGGTGACGTTCACGAGGATGTCCTCATGATGGCATCTCTGATCGTAGACTAGCTCACATATCAAGGCTACCCCTGGTCTAAAGGTCCCTTATACATCTGCTCCATCACGCCCTTCTTATCAACACGACGAGGACGAATGATGTCCGGGCGCGGCTGAACCAACATCGAGCCCAACCAGCACGTGACGAGTGCGTGGAACGTGTCGTCCGGCTTGTCGACCCCATGCTTGTATTGAATCATCCTCAGGGTCTCACTGTATTCACTGTAGATGTTCAAGAAGTCTGACCCGTAGGGGTCACGCCAGTCTTCCCAGCGTGGAAACTCACACTCCTTCACGCGTTTGATGGCGTTGAATATGTCGCTCATCACCTCAGTGCGGTGTGCTTTGAATCGTCCCAGCCGAGAGTCCCACTCGACCTTCTTCTGTGCACGCGCGACGTACTGATACTTCCAAATGCGCTTCGGCCCGAACTGACGAATGAGGTGATCGTTTCTGTCGAAGCCACCGCCGTAGTCTGTCCCCACCACGCGCACGTTGAAGTAACGAATGAGCTCACAGATCTTCTCGAGCTGCACGGGAGGGTCCACATCCTCACCTACAAACCGATGCGCATAGAAGACCCTGAACTTCATGTCCACGTACGTAGCTAAGACAATGACTGTGTACGTGTGCTCTCCCGTGCCCCAATCGATGCCGGCATAAAACGGCTGACTCAGCGACAGTTCACGGTAGTTCTCAAAGTCCACCATGTGGAGGTTGGGATTACACACCGCCCGCATGTTTTCGGTGGTTAGCGGACGTAGGCCGGAGTCGTATGAGATCCCCAACACCTCGTTGTAGAACTTGTCACGAGGGTAGCGCTCGTAGTCGAGGAGGATTTCACTCCACGGCTTCCACGGAACCATCAGCTGTGGAATGCGGTAGCTCTCGAACGGAGCCACCTCTACCATGCGAGCCCATTGTGCATTTGGGCCCATCGGATCAATAAGCTTCCCGCATTTCTCGCAAGACAGCCCCTTCTTCCCGATGTTTCTCTCCCCGAGTACGTTCCAGTGATTGGGGATGTGTCGATCACACGGGACAACCCACTCGCCCTGTGTAGAGAGACGCTCTCGGTAATACTCAATGTTGTTATCGAGGCTCTTTGGTGTGCCAGCGTAGATGAATCGCTTCCACTTCTCTGGAGCGTGTGACAAGCACTGCTCGATGACCGGGATGTTGTCAGACATGATGTCCTGAAACTCATCCAGCTCGAGCATCCACGCAGGTATGCCGCGCGTTCGGTCAGCGTTCAAAAACGCGTAACGCATTGTAATCTTAGAGCGATTTATGAGCTGCTTCTCCAGGATATTGGAAGACAGCATCGTGGTTGTGAACTTACGGAGGATAGGGCTGGTCTCGATGGGTTCCTTGATGCGGTCCGCACTGAAAGTCTTGGTCTGCGTAGCCGACGGTGACACATAGAGAACCTTGTACGCCGGCACCATGCTCATGTAGCAGAGCGCCATGTTGCCTAGCAGCGTTGACTTCTCAACCTGCCGTCCGCAGAACAAGAGAATGCGTCTCGCCGGCGTGTCGTACATCCGCCTGACGTGCCTGCGCCCCTCGAACGAGAAGTTTTTGAACCCAAGACCATCCTCATCCGGCATGTAGAATGCAAACGAAGTGAAGTCAGAAGGTTTGATCTTTGGTAGCTTCGGCAATGCTTTCATTGCACGCCGAATGAGGACGGGGTCTTCCTCCATTTGCGCCTCAGGACGCCAAATCTCATGGTCAGCTAGCTCATCTTCTTCAAACCCGGTGTAGACTTCTTCAGCGGCCATGACTCACCAAGCTTGGATAGAAGAACTTCGAAGCTCGTTGATGCGAGCTGGGGACCACATTGCACCAAACATCCCCACTGTATTTCATGAACAAGATGGCAGCACCTTCATCGGGTTCAGGCTGAGACAGTCGTTGCCCGAAGATGCGAAGGCACCGCTTCGCAGCTACATCAAGTTGTTTGCTAAAGACAACGGCTGGGATGTCACGCCCAATCTGCAGAGGTTCATGATTGGGCTAGAAGTGAAGGGCTCATATGAGAGTCGAGCTTCGCGAAGAAACTCCCGACGAAGCTATCCATGTCGATGACGTGGTCGTAGCCCTGGGCTTTGAACCACCACGAGTGGAGCTCTGCGGTGTACTTGGCGACCAGCCGTGGCGCAGTCGCATCAAAGTGCTCTTGGCCCACAGTGTTGAGCGCCTCGGCGAAGATGACTTTCCAGTAGTTCTCCGTGACCTTCCTGCTCGGCAAGAAGAAGTGAACGACGATGTCCCTTCCTGACACGTCGTACTCCGCCTTGAAGCACTCGTAGTCCACCACCTTGAACTTTGGGATGGCACTCTCAAGGTCATGCATGCGAGTCCCCCCTTGAGAGCTCAACATGGAGTTTGCAGTTATGTTCTCAACATCGTCCCCGATCACCACTGAGCGTTCTACTTCATTCATTGTCGTCTACCTCCGCGTTCATTTCTAATGACTGGACATCCAGCGTGTGTGCCCCAGCACTGAGCTGGCTAATATGCGGTACGATTCGCGTATCTGTTTCGATCGACAGCCTTGCCAACCCCTCACGTAGGTCGTCGCCGGGGTCACCTACGGACTCCAGTATCTCGGTCATCATCTTGGCCATGATGGAGTAGTCGCGGCCCTGTGCCGGCAACCCACGCATCGCCATGTCCAAGCACCCACCCAGAGCAGCTGCTCGGGTGGCCTCAGCAAGCCTGGCGATCTCCACCGTGTTAGGCATCAACCCCAAACGTAGGTTGTTCATGATGTGTGCTGAGATGGGAGACGCCCACATCGCAGCGTTCCTACGCGTGTCACTCTTGTGTACCGCGATCTCTGCTACACCTAGACGCTGAACATCAGCATCGTCCCCGCTTACAACGTGAGACCTGGCGTGCATCAACGCTTTGAGCTCAGAAGAATCTACCAGATCAACGTTGAAGTAGTAGTGCTTGTACCGTGCTACGGCATCAAGCGGTATGTCTACTCCTTGTCGGCGAAGCGCAGTGCAGATCCAAGAGTGGTGCGAGCGCCCTATGAGCATCGTCTCTACGAGCTCTTTGGCCCTTGCATTGTCTAGAATGCCAGCAGCAGCCTGCATCGCATCATCGGGGTGGAAAATAGTAACGAGCCGCTCCTTCTGCAAGAAGCGACCCGATCGAGTGTGTAGCTTGTCCTCAGGGAAGAACGGAGTAGGAGGGATACAAACACTACGCAGGTTCTTCAGGTACTCCATCCCGATGAAGTCCAGCTGCTGCATCTGGACCAGAGTCTTGATGGACTCATCCCTGTAGTTGTCCGGGTGGACAACCAGGTACTTGAGGTAGCTTTCGCACGGCGATCGACGAATCACTCCGCCGAACTTGTCTCACTTCCTCAGGAATATCAACTAGCTATGCAGCGCGGGGCCCA